GCGTATATCGAGATTAGGATGTTGTTTACTTACAATAATATGCTTTCGCCTATCTGCTGTAATAAACCTACCCTTTACTTCAATTATGATACCGTTGTTAAGAATGAAGTCAGGAGTATAAGTTCTATATGCTATGTCTTCCCACTCTATTTTGGTAGTTTCATATTTAAACTTTACTTTATCTGACTTCAACTTATCTGATATAGTCAACTCTAAACCGCTACGATAACCATATTTACGGGCTGCTCTCCAAGCCTTATGCGGGTACAACTACTTCTCCTATGTATGCAGTCATAGGTGGTACTTTAGCTTTAGACATCACGGCTGGTAGTTCCACCAGATTGTCCCAGCAATCAAAGCGATAAGAACAAAATCTACATCCCTCATTAAGTACTTTATTTCCTGTAGCCTTACCTCTAAATGTTTCAGGAACTGGTTCAAAACATCTCTCAAATTTATTCTCCTTCACAGTGTCAACTGTTTTTTGTATCTTACCCATCTCTTCGTCAAGGTCTAATCCGTCTGCTGGCACATATTTAAAAGCACCATTGGCTTTGTTAACAACCCACCAACCACCGACTTTCTTTCCCGAAGCCTTGGCATAACCAGCAAGCTGTCCTACATAACCAAAGCCATCACCTTTTGCTAATGTTTCATAAGATAAAAACTTGTTGCTATAAGACCAATTAGATGCGGATTTAATATCATCAACAGCACCATCAATAACAATATCATATGTTCCATTAATGGATTGACCATCCATCTCCAGAGTAACATTTTCAGGCTCTTCATAATTTACCCTCGCTTCCTTTAGTATACCTTTAAATACAGCCTCAACAATATCTCCTAACATCATGTTCATAATAAAAGTTGTAGGAAAGGGTAGTGCTACCTCTGGCTTATTCTTTTGATACCAAAGTTGACAAGTGGGGCGACCCACATTTGACATACGTAGTCTGAAATCGCCCCTCTTGTTACCACCACCAAACTGTTTGTACAGTGCTTCCTTTATGTCATCGGAGACTTGAGTAATAGTCTCGTCAGACATGGTTGAATTACCCTTTACAGCATCTGTAAAGTACTGATGTACAGCTAGTTCAGCACGATGGTTCATTATGCAGCATCCTCATCATCAAGTTCGATATCCATCAAACCAGCTACAACATCAACGTCCTCATCAGGCAGATGAGAGTTCTTGTTCTTGTCCCACTCACCAGCAACGTAAGTATTGTAGTTCTTCATCCAGTTCTGAAAATCCCCAAACATAACTTGATCTTTATCTGATAAGTCTAACTTGTTTGTGGTGTTAAGTGCTGTAACAGGTAAGTAAAAACTATCCCCGTTAGGTAACTTCTGTTCAGCAGTATTACATGTAATGTAATGTTGTACAGGTAAAAGCTGTAGCTTTGCCATCTGCGAGAAATTACTGCCCACAGTTTTAAAAGCATCACGATTGTCAATCTCCCATATGAATGGGGTAGGGTCAAGAGATACCTCATTACCTTTCTCATCTACAGGATTGTCAAACTCAACAACACCCAAGATAACACGTACACGCTTTATCTGTTTGATTAACTCCTGAGTTTTTTGTGGCAGGGCTTTGAAGTCCTGTATATACCCAGCAGGTTTACCACAGTTAAAGCCACCTGCCGTGTCTTTTAAGTCAATATTTAAATCATCTGCCATAATACTCTTGACAAAACGATTAGGCATATTTCCTGCACCCTTAATGAAACGCTTGTACATGAAACTAGTAATGAATGAACGTATATTCATTGTGGATGCATAATAACTACCGTTATCAGGCACATCCAGCTTATACATTCCACCCGGAACAACTTCCATGTTCATCTTCTTACCCTTAACATCAACCTCACCCATGATAGCCTTATGATTAATCTTCATTCGGGCAAGAGTGCTGGCCTTTTCTTTTGGTACTACTTCATTAGCAATGCCACTCAACTTAGCCATTGCTGCGTAGTTATTCGTATCTATTGTTGTAAGCTCTGTCATATTATTATTTCCTCTTCTCTGAAGTTCTGTAGTTATATCACTAGACATCCTTAGTGTCAAGCCAATTTGGACCGATTTTTGATTCTAATAGTAAAGGTACATTAAAATCAACAGCCCACCTATTTTTAATTAGGTTAGGTAATTCTCTGTTAGTGGTATTGATTATTTCAAGTACTGCTAACTCTTCCTCTGGGTGTACATCAATAACAATTGAATCGTGTACTGTGTTTACCACACAAGACTTTAATGTGTCAAGCGCAGAATCAATGTAAAGTAAAACAAGTGGTACAATATCCCCTGTAGCAAATCCTTGGACTGGGTAGTTCTTGATCTGTGTAAAGTGAGACACTTGCCCATTAGCCCTACGAGCAACATCAGGAAAAGAATACTGCCTACCTGATGGTGTAGTTATCTTTTGTGTTTCCAATGCCTCTGTAGCCAATCTACTATGCCACTCAGCAATGCCTTGATACTTTTCGTTGAAATGTTTGTAGTATGCAGCTTCCGCTTTGCTTCGCCCGTATCCCGTTGCGCCATAAAGCGGAGCAAACGTATGCGCTTTCGCATCCTGCCTATTCGTAAGCTGACCAGCATCGGTAATAACTTTAGCGGTGTATGCGTGTACATCAAATCCAGTAGATACTTCCTCAATTGCGACTCCATCTTGTGATAAGAAAGCGGCAGCACGAAACTCTAACTGAGCAAAGTCAGCCTCAAGTATCTTACCACCATCAAATCGTGACACAAATACTTTCTTTACAGGGAACGTGCCGCCACGAGGCATGTTCTGCATATTAGGATTAGCACCAGACAGTCTACCTGTAGATGTGCGATGCTGTAGTAGACTAACGTGAAGCAGTCCATCTTGTTTAGTATAGTTCTTAATGCCATCCACAAACGATGATAGGTATGTATCAACGGCACTAAGTCTTTTGACTTTGTGTAAGAAGTTGACAGCATCATCCATACCTCTGGACTTAGCACCAGCCTCTAGTAACTCTAGATTGACCTTGCCTGTAGTGAAGCCGTTAGCACTAGCCCACTTAGCTGTAGGTGGCTTGAACTTAAACCCAGCCAGTATATCCGTAGGATTGAATAGAAATCCTGATGTAAGACATGATGGACATTTACTAGGTTTAGCAAAGGGATCACCATTCTTCTTTGTCTTACGTATATAACCACTGCCACGGCAGTCACCACACTGCACTGCATTAGTACGGTACAGGCGTTTAGTGTGTGTTAGTATAAGTTGTCTGAAGTCATCCTCTTTCATGTATGGATCAATACGTTCAGCCCACTCATTCTTATCAATGACCTTTCTACTATAGATAACCCAAGACAATTGTTCTGGGCTGTTAAGATTAATAGGAGTATCGCCCATCACCTGACGTACATGAACTTGCAGGTCTGTGATAAGTAACAACTTTTCTTGTTCAAACTCTTCACGTACTTCTTCTAACTTAGACAGGTCAACTGCAAAGCCACGCTGATATATTTTAGTTAGACATTTAGCTACACGATTAGTAAGTCGTGCAGTAGATAACAAAACAGCATCTTCTAGAGTGTTCAACCGTAGCCATAACCTATCAGCAAGCTGTTGTGTAGCGTGTAGGTCAGCAGATAGATACTCACTTAATTCACCGTGTGGTATATCTCGTGTAGAGAAACCTTTCTTAAAGTATTCTTTCAAGGTATCTTGCTTCTTAGTATCTAAGTTATATCTCTCAGCACAAGCCTCTAACGATAGGGGTTCTTTAACTCCACGTTGTAACACATACTCAACAAGCATGGTATCAAACACTACACCATCATACTTGAAACCTGACTCCCATAGCCACAACAAATCGTAGGCTACGTTATGACATATAAGAACAGTAGTTTGGTCAAGCCAATCTTGTATAACAGTATGCCCAAAGTCATCTGCATCTACCTCACTATGGTCAAAGGTAACTATGCGTTCAACACCTTGGTCACTAAGCATACCCACCATAACCAATGAGTTATCAGGCTCAAATGGGTCTAGATGCATCTTGCCATCACGCTTGGTGACAGTGTTCTCTATGTCAAGAGTTAGCTTCATACTGCGTACCTCGCTGTTCTGTAGTCTAGGTTACAAGTAACACGACCATGCCACCCTGTCAACTTATTCTTAACTACATTAATGTGGCGTTGCGTATCTTCTTCTTCACCTGCTTCCGTCTTAACAGGGTTCTTTGCAATCAATACCATGAGGTCAGCTTCTGCTGCTTTACCCGTTCTACTACCTTCCATCATGCTTTGATTTAGTTCAACCTTACCTTCTGCTTCAGCAGATAACTGTGACATATAGAACATGGCACACTCATGTTGTTTAGCTATCTGCCTTGCATAGATAGCATTTGCCTTGAGAGCCTCATCGGTACGAGCAAAGCCACCAGTACGGGCAAACTTATCACCCATGTCTAGCAGAACTACATCAGGCTTGTATGACTTACACACACTCTCAACCCATGCCATATCCCGACCTGTAGCATCCTTGATGCGGATACGTTCTTTAACAGGGGCATACAGATCACGAGCCTTACTTGGGTTCTTCTTTATCTCTTGCATAGTCATACCCGTAGCGGCTGTAAGATACCTAGCACCAACTCTGTGCGCTCCTTCCTCGTTACATAAGATAATGCAATTAGCACCCTGATGAGCAAAGCCACCCGGACTTGCAATCAAGCTGGCATGAAAAGATGTTTTACCTGTATTAGGTCTAGCACCCACCTCAATCAAGTGACCAGCATTAACGCCTTCAACAACACGAGTTAGTGTATTAATGTTGAAAGTCCAACGAGCCTCTAGATCATTCTTCTGTAATAATGTATCCAAATCAATATCATCCCATTGTATGTTTAAGTTAGGTGTGAAGTCATCTCCGTATACCTCAAGTAGGTGACGCAAAGGTTCTAGGCTAGACTTGTCTCCATTTACATAATCAAAACCTAGTTCAGCAATATCTGTGCCTACTACTTGTTGAAACAGTTTAGATAATACTTCTTGGGCTATGTCACTGCCCATAGGCTGTTCTTTCTTGATCTTATGAAACAAGGCAACAAATGCTGCCTTCTGTGCTGTTGTGAATGTAGGATTGTTCGATATAAGAAGTGCTTCAATCTCGTCAGGCGTAACAGTACGTTCATACCTATCCATTGCGCTGTCGATTGCTTGCTTAATCTTACGAGTATCCTTACTGAACAAACGATCAGGACACTTAGCCCCACGATGTTCATCATAAAACTCTTTATCCATTAAAGAGCGTATTAGTGAAAGTTCCATTATAATTCTCCTATGTTGGTTAACTTTTGTATGTCAGTTGGGTCACGATACTTTATATCGTCTTTTAATCTAAGGACACGCACATTGTCAACATATCCTCTTAATTCTTTGGCAAAGGCTAGTGTCTTGTGTAAGGCATCGGGGTCTAGCGCAATTATTGCTGTTGAGAACTGCGAGAGGTATCGCTTATGTGAATCAGACAGTGACGTACCCAACACAGCTACCCCAACTAATACCTCACTACCAACAACTGCTGCACTCACGCAGTCCTCAACAACTACAGCGACCTTACCACAACCATGTATGTATGGCAAGCCGCTATTTCCATACCTTTTCCATTTAGGTATGCGATTACTAAGTGATCTTCCTGTAGCATCTACTACAACTCCATCATGTTTAACAAGAAACACTGCTCTGTCTTCCTTAACGTCATACATGATGTCTAATTCATTTTCATCTATACCCCACTTAGCGCAGAATATAATTAACTGTCTCTTATCACGATGGGGAACTATATAACTAGGTAATACAAACTTATCTTCTGCAAATGCTTCTGCACCCTTAAAGCTGGCACGTATGTCATCAGCAGTTAAGTGTACACGAGTACCCCCTTTGATACCACATGAAACCTTGTAACAGTTCCACACAATAGAACCCATGTTATTAGTTACAGTAAAAGTATTATAGCCCTTACAATTAGGACAATTAATTCTTTTTGTAACTCCATTAGGAATATCCATATCACTTATAGTGTTATATATATTATACATGTATTATACACTTTCCTTTGCGGCATCTGTAGTGCTTTTAGCATGGTTTTTTCTTTCTGTCAATGCATAGTTTGCACTTGTCAAAGTATTTTTCATGTATGGTTTTACACTACTTGGATTTACGTGTCCTGTAACCGACATAATCTGTCCCATTCCTACCCCTGCCTCTACCATTTCAGTAGTGCCTGTCCTACGTAAGTCAGACAATCGTAGCTCATCAGGTATACCAGCCTTTTTCATCAGTACTCTACCATACTTAGGTAACTTAACTAGGGTGTATGGCTTGTATTCACCCTCTATGGGGTTAGGACGTGGGGCAACGTAGGGTTGAAACCCAAAATCCTGCTCTTGTTGTACTAACATTTCGTATAAGTCCTCTTCTATGGGCAGAAATACATCTGCTTTACGTTTTGACTGCTCAATGTGTACTGTTTTAGCTTTGAAATCCACACTATTCCATGTCAACAATCTCATGTCACCCAATCGCTGACACCAAGAATACGCCATATGAGCAATCAAACCTATGTTACGGGTGCTAAAATCGCTGTAGGCAGCGTCTAACAATTTTGTGACATACTCCCTACTCCACACCACCTTACGTCTGTCAGGCGTTCTCTTACGCACACTGCTGAACGGATTAATCATACATAGTTCCATACGGATACCATGATTGAACACTATATTTGTGCTTGAAATAATATGATTAGCCATGTGTATACCCTTTTCACACCATTGCTCATATGCTAGTTTAGCCACACGAGTTGGCAGATTACTTACGTCACACTGGCAAAGGGTCATGCCCCCTGCC